TCGCTCTCCCTGTCCGAAAAGCGCGGCGATGAAGCCGATCAGCTCGATATCGTGCTCACCGATCATGACGGCGGGCTTGCCATCCCGCCCGAAGGCGCTGTGCTGACCGTGCAGCTGGGCTGGAAGCAGGGGCGTGACGTCACGGTCGGCCTGATCGACAAGGGCAGCTTCAAGGTGGATGACGTGTCGCACAGCGGCCCGCCCGATCAGATCACCATCCGCGCCCGCGCTGCCGATTTCACCAGCGACATCCGCAATCGCCAGTCGCGCAGCTGGGCGAATACCACCCTGGGTGCCGTCCTGCGCGACGTCGCTGGCCGCAATGGCCTGACGCCCAGGATTTCGCCCGCGCTGGCAGCGATCGCGCTGCCCTCGATCGTCCAGAGCCGGGAAAGCGATGTCGCCTTCCTGCGCCGCCTGGGGCGGGAGAATGACGCCGTCGCCACAATCAAGGACAAGCGTTTGATATTTGCGCCAAAGGGTGCGGCAACGGCGCCCGCTGGGCAGGCCATGCCGGTGCTGACGATCCGCCGCAGCGATGGCGACCGACACAATTGGCAGCGCCAGAAACGTGACGGGCAGGAAGGCGTCACCGCCAGCTGGCATGACATGCAGGGCGCGCGCCGCCAGACCGTCACCATCGGCAAGAAACAGGGCGCAAAACGGCTGCGTAAGGTTTATGCCAGCGAGGCGGCGGCCAAACGCGCAGCCGTTGCCGAACGCGACCGGCTGAAACGCGCCCCGGCGACGATGGACGTCAAGCTGGCACTCGGCCGGCCCGACGCCATCCCCCAGGCGCGGGTGACGGTCAGCGGCTATAAGGCCGAAATCGACGCCACCACCTGGTTGATTACCGAGGCGACGCATCGCCTCGACAAGACGGGCGGCTTCACCACCGATCTGCGCATGGAAACCGCTTAACCGACACAATAAATAATGTGTATTCAATACACATAAACGCTTGCACCGGATTCTAGCAGTGTGTATAGAATACACATCAAAGCGGGGAGCGAAAGATGCGCAGTGGCGAGGTTATCAAGAAGCTGGAAAAGGCAGGATGGGTCGAGGTCCGCCAGTCCGGCAGCCACAAGCATTTTCGTCACCCGACGCTCAAGGGCACCGTCACCGTCCCGCACCCCAAAAGCGAAATGGCGATCGGCACGCTCAAGAGCATCGAAAAGCAAAGCGGGGTCCGGCTTCGATAAGAAGCCCACCCATTTTTAACGGAGCTGCCCCATGTCCATCGCCTTTTATCCCGCCATCGTCGAACGTGCCGGCAACAGCTACAGCGTCTTTTTCCCCGATCTGCCGGGGCTGACCTCTGCCGGTGACACGCTGCAGGAAGCGGCCCTTGCTGCCGAAGAAGCGTTGAGCGGCCATCTTGCCGTTGCTGCCGAACCTGGCGACGATATTCCCGCACCGTCCAGCCTCGATGCGATCGTCGCTGATCCTGATGCGGTGGAGGTTGCCCGCATTCTGGTGCGCGGGGAACGGCCGGGCCGCGTCGTGCGCGTGCAGATCACGCTCGATGAAGGGCTGTTGGCACGGATCGATCGCGTCGCGCGCAACCGTTCGGGCTTTCTGGCGGATGCCGCCCGTACCCAGCTGGCTGCACGCGGCGCTTTTTGATCGGCACGGGCACTACAACCGACGGCATGGCCAGCCTTCACCTGGGCGCAGCTCAGGTCGATGCTGCTGGCATGGTGACCTATGCCACCTTCCTTCGAAAGGGTTCAATATGACGCGTCAGCATCGTGAAGCCCTGGTGGATCACATTGTAAGCACTCAACCTACACTTCTGAAGTTTTTGAGAAATCGATCCGAAGATATGTTGGCGGGCTCGTGGGACTTGGTTTCTTACAGCTTTCAACACGGTTTCGAAGCCTTATGGGATCTTGCACGCGCCGACCACAGCGGCTTGCTCAATTTGCCGCTTCTTTCCCTCTGGCGGCAGAGCGTCGAACTCACAATTAAGTCGGCGATAATTGCATTGGCGGGGCGGATCGATGGCAATCCTGGCCATAATCTTCACGCACTCTTCCGACAGTTGGTCGATCTCCGTGCGGCGGAAGGTTGTTGTGACGATGACCATCTTGCCCGAAACGTGCAGGGTATGATCACTCAGGTCCAGACCTTCGATCCCTCCGCCGTTCGTTTCCGCTATCCGGCTGACCGAATAGGTAAGCCCTTCGATGGTATCGCCGTCGATCTAGACGAACTCTTCCAAGCTTACTGGATCATTACGAGCTGGTGCGAAGGGGCCGTCATGGAAATGAGAGGCGATACCTAAAGTTGTAGCACTATCCATCCACTCTCCACCAACTCTTTACCGCCCGCTAACCTTTGTCACCCAGGCGCTTGAGCATGACCGTCCACCCCATTCGTCCTTCAGATCGCGCCCGCTCACGTCGCCGCCGGCCATCGCGCCGGCCTGGGCCAATCCTGTGGCTGGTGCTGATCGGCATCTTCGCTGTCCTCGCTCATCCGCCCCAGCTGGCGCAGCGCATCATGGGCAATGGCGTGTCCGAACCGGCCGCTGCCCAAGGCGGCGTTTTCCCCTGCATCGTCGCCTATGTGAACGATGGTGACACCCTGCGCTGCACCGATGGCACCCGCGTGCGCCTGCAGGCGATATCCGCGCGTGAAACCGACGGCAGCTGCCGAAAGAACAATCCTTGCCCCAGCGCGTCTGCCGGCGCTGCGACGGCCACGCTGAAGCGCACCGTCACGGGGCGCACGCTACAGTGCGAGGCGACAGGGACAAGCTATAATCGAATAACGGCCTGGTGCGCGGCCGATGGTGACGACGTGTCATGCCAGATGCTTCGCAGCGGCACCGTCGCCTATTGGCCGAAGTTCGATCGACAACGGCGGGTTGCCAGCTGCGCTTGACGTCATGCTTCCTGACCATAGGCGCAGCAAAGGCGGGGGGAAGCTGCTAGGCCGTCGCCGCCCGGGCCATGATGATCTTCTCAACGGCTGCAAAGCCTTCGGGGCTTTGCGTGGCAACGGTAAGTGGGCGGCCGGCCAGTTCATCATCATGGCCATTAAGAAACGTAATCGCTTTGGCCTGCCCAAGGGACAACAGTGCAAACTGTGTAATGCGTCCCTGGCGCCCGGCTTCATCACGTGTCAGCCGGGGAAGGCTGAACCGGTTCCGGAAGGGATTGTTCATATGATCGCCTGCATGGCTTTATGTTCGGCCTGGCGCTCGCGTACTGCCCGCATCCGGGCATCCCGACCGGCCATGGCGCGCCATGCCTGCTCTGCGCGCAGGCATCGATCGCGCACATTGTCCAAGGTGCTTTCTCTTGCCTCGCGCGCGCACGCTTCGGCCCGGGCGAGATATATATCACTGGTATCGGCCAATGGGCTCTCCTGATTGTAATGCTTCACCCCAGCATTTCGGCAACGATCCTGCGAAGGTCCTGCTGTGAAAGGGTCCCGGCAGTTTCGGTCTGCATCTTCTGGATGAGGTCGGGCCGCGGAACAGTGGTGGAGCGGTAATTGGTCTTTTTGAAAAACATGATAGTCCTGACCCGCCGGTGGCGGGCGTATAAAGGCAGCGGCGTTGCGCAATAAAACGCGCGGCGCGCAATAAAGGTCGGTCGCCGGCAAAGTGCAGGCGAAGCTCAAAGCGCAAGAGAGGAAGGATGAGGCCGCCAGAGGGCGAGATCAAATTCCGTCGCAGACGACGTTAGCCTCTTCAACATGGGCGCTCAGAGGGACAATGTCAAATCCGGTCGCGTCCAATACCAGTTGCGCGGCGCACCCAATCACCCCACCGCCCTGCGCAGCGCCTCATTGATCCGCGACTGCCAGCCCGGCCCGCCGGCGCGAAAGCGCTCCAGCACATCCTTGTCGATGCGCAGCGACACCTGTTCCTTGTTCGATCCGCGCGGGCGGCCGCCCTTGGATTTTGGAAAGGCGGCACGGATATGGGCTGGAATATCGTCGCCCCGCTTGGCGCGGGCGAAATCTTCCGCCGTCCACTCGGGATTGTCTTCGTCGAAAACGACCGGCCGTTCATCAGACATGGCGCTTCATCTCCTTTGCATGGGCGCGGCGCAGGCTGATCACGCGAACCTTGCCGCCGCGATCCGTGCCCGCCACGCAATAGGCCATGCCGTCGATCATGCCGTAAAGGCGGAACCACGGTTCCTCAAAACGGCCATCCTCGACATAGGCCAGCAGTTCGAGATCGGCGGCCCGCGAAAGCGAAATGCCATGCTCGGCGATGTTGGCAGCGTCTTTCGCGGGGTCGAACTCAATTTCCATGCAGTTTATGTAGATGCAAATACCTGCTTATGCAAGTGGTTTTTGTGGCTACATAAATTTATCTGCAGCCTATTTCGAAATACCCAGCGTCTTCTTGTATTCCTCAGCCTCCGAAGGCAGCACGGCCTTGGATAAACGCACGAGCGTTTTCCCGTTCAGCAGCTGATATTGCAACAGTATCGGAACGCCCTTGGTGACATTTTCGATATAGTCATACCGTCCCTTGGCGTCCGCTTCGTTAGCGAAAACCTCGATCGTGTTTTCATTATCTTCGCCCTCCACCTTGGGATGGCGCGCGTCGAAGAAAAAGACCTTGCTGATATATTGGTTCGGGCGGCCTAGCAGTTGATTGTCGTCGCTCGCCTCGGTTACGACCTTTACATCTGACACCGGCAACCCGGCGCTTTTGAATTGCTCGAACACATCGCTGGCCGTAGCTTCTTTGACAGAAGCCTCTGGCGCCACATCGTTCCCCTGGTCCTTCGGCGCCGCACCGCCACATCCAGTCAAAATCAGGCAGGCCAAGGCCACTGCTGCAAATCGCACTATAATATCCCCCAGTTTCGTTTGATCGGTGCGTCCGGTCGCAATCTCATACAAGCGCTCGCGCGTCCTGCAGCTTTGGCATCGGTTCCCGGTAATAGGCGACGACAGCGTCGTAAGTTGATCGATCCGTGCTTTTGAACTGAAAACCATCTTTGACCAGATCGTTCAGATAAAGGCGGTTAATGATGAACATCCAGACCAGCCCGGCAAAACCGAACGTGCACAGGTTGACCAGAAACTGGATGACAAACCATTTCCACGCGCCACGGAACAGCATTGGAAAAGGACCGAAAAAAAGCGTCGTCCACGAAAAGCCGATAGGCGCACTCCGCATTTGCCCTGTCCGCGGATTTTCCAGATAAACTGTAGCGAAAGCCATATATTCCCCCGTTAAAGCCCGGCGATCCAAGCAACCGGAATCGCAGCTTCCTTGCCTGTCCCTCAGGTCTTCCGAACGATTGCCACCACCCGGCCCAGCACGTGCAGCTCGCCATCATAGGCAATTTCGTCGCGAACGCTCTGGTTGTCGCTCATGATCTTCACTGATCCATCGGCCATCTGGCGCAACCGTTTCACCATGCCGCTGTTGCCATAGGCGCAGGCCCAGATTTTGTCGGCCAGGCGCAGTGTCTGCTCCGATGCGTCGATCAGCAGCAAATCGCTGTCCAGGATGGTGGGCGCCATGGAATCGCCGATCCCTTGCGCGAAATAGAGGTGATCCGGCGAAGCGCCGGTGTAGATCCTGATCCAGTCGCGCGAAAAATGCCGAACCGTGGTGGTCACCGGCACCTCCAGATTGGTCGCGCCCATCCCATAGCGCAGATCTATTTCGGGCACTGGCACCAAGCCGAGTTCGCTGGCCACCGTATCGGTGGATGGTACTGGAACGTAGCCTGCCGAGGCGTCGTCCGTAGCGCCGCTGAGATATTCCGGCGTGGTTTCCAACTCACGAGCGATCGCGTGTAGGTGCGCGCTGCTGCGAACCGTTCCAGAAAGCAATTTGAAGATCGACGGCTGCTTAATACCAACGCGCCTCGCAAGCTCTGCTTGCGAGATATCGAGCAATTGCATGCGCTCACGGAGGCGATCGGCGGCAATCATGTTGCGTTGGTATAACCATGGTTATTTTCGTCAATGAACGTATGTCTATTGACATAGCTATACCTCTGGTTATAGCTGTGCGTCATGGCAGAAGTTATCTCACCTTTTGAAGCACTGACCGCCGCTGTAGCGAAGGCGGGAGGGCAGGCCGCAACTGCACGAATCTGCGATGTTAGCCAGCCTGCAGTGTGGAAGTGGCTCCAGTCAGGAAAGCGTCTGCCCGCCGAACATGTGCTTGCCGTGGAAGCGGCAACCGGCGTTTCACGCCATCTGCTTCGCCCTGACATTTATCCCCTTCCGCTGCCCACCGAAGGCAGCGACCCCGGCGAAGAATGTGCGGAAATCCTACTGGCCTGGCCGGTCCCCGTCGCCTTCAATGGTCGGGGCGGAATGAAGAAGGCGCGCTGATGACCAAGCTGCGCGCCCCGCTCACCTTTTCGCTCGCCATCACCACGGCCGTCGGGCTGATTGGCTGGGATCGCGCGGCAAAAATCACCCGCCGGTCAAAGCGCGCCGTGCGCTATTGGAGCGAGAGCGACAAGCGCACCACGCCAACGCTGGATCAGGCCCTTGCGCTCGATCTGGCCTGTCTGGAGGCGGGCGGGGCATCCGCGCCCATCCTTGAAAGCTATGCCCGCCAGCTGGACGTTGCGCTGGCCCGCACCATGGCCTGCCGC